TACCACCACTACCTTGTCCGTAATTACCAGGAATGTATCCTGCTCCATTATTAGTAACAGAACCACCATAAGGAGTTACAACAATGGTTGCTTCACCTGCAACACCACTACCTCCAGTTAGAGGAATATTACTATATGTTCCACCTTCATAATTAGAACCAGCATTTAAGATGGTTAAACCATCTGTACGTAACTGTTCTTGAGTTAGGTTAAAATTCTGGATACAAGTAACTTCAGTATCACTAATTTCTAAAACACGTTTTGAAGTTGAAACAAATCCTAGGGTCTTTGTATCTGCTTTATAAAAACCCAGAGTTGCATCTGTATCAAATGCTAGTGATGGTGCTAAAACCGTTCCATCACCTAGCTTCAAATTACCAGTAGATAGATCAGATCCACCTCCAGTTACATCAAATAATCTTGAACCGATTTGATTAATTTTCTGCCTTTGAAGTTCAAAGGTATCGGTACGTGCGACATTAATTGCTGGCATTTTTTACTAACTCTCTAAGTAGTGATTTAATTTCAGAGATTTCATTCTTCAACATATTTATGTCGTCCAACGCGGAACCTAGCTGTTTTGACTTACGTCTAGCAGCAATCGCAGAATCGTCCAAATTGATGATGGCACCAGTATTTTTATCTCTTACAAGACCATCATGTCCACTTACTTTAATATAGTCCATACGCGGAAATTAGAATGCTGCAACCGCACGAATGTCTTGAATCTTAGGAACAAATGAAGGATCGACACCAAGCATCACAATTTTAATAGCAAATGATGAATATTCGTCAATATCAGATACACTATACTTAAGATCTTGATAAGAAGATTGTTTTTCTACAACACTTGATATTGAATTTTCTGTAGTTGCTAATTCTAAAGTATCAGGTTGTCCATTACCATTAAATAGTACCCAATCAATATCCTCAAAATTTTCTTGACTAGATGCTTTCTTAAACTTATAAAGAACTTTAATATTAGAAATATCCTTAACATTTGCCATTAGATGTACATCAATAGCAGTTGCTGGATTGCTAATAACAACCTCTTTAGTTACATACTTAGCTACTGCTGAACCATTCTTAGAAGTATTTTCAGCAACAAAATCAATACCATCTGTATAAGTAATTTTACCTACTTCTAAATAATTTGCTTCCTCATCTGGTTGATTAGGATATTTAATAAAGTCTCCTACACGGAAGATATCTGCAATTTGATCACCAACAACAGGATTTCTATTATAGAATGCGTTATCAATAATTCTATCAGTGTAACTATCATTGATTGGACTTACATCAACTCTAGCAGTCAATTCTTGAGTTTGACTATTCCAGATAACTGCTTTACCAGTAATAATATTTTCGTATGTTTCAAGAATTACAGATGGATTTCTTGCTACAATTGTAGCACCATCATCAATAGATGCGAATACTTGTGATGGGTTAGAGTCAACAGTAACATTTGTTAATTGAGTTTGATTTCCTAGATTTACTTTCTCACCTTTTTGGAAGAATTGACTTGTCTTTACTCTTACATAAACAACACTACCATTAACTCTTGCAATAGTTCCTGTTGTCTTAGAAGTTTGACCTTCAATTATTTGATCAGCTTGTAGTTCAGTTCCAGCGTTACCAGCAAGTTCAAACTGATAAACTGGGAAAAACTCAATAACTTGATCTCTTCTACCAAATCTGTTCTCTTCTCCATGTGCATTTTCAATTCTATTACTTACTGTCTTAACAGAAGCACTAGAAAGATCAATGATTGGAGAAAGATTGCTAGATGTAGAAGATAGTTGCATCTTATAAGTTAGAGATCTATCAACACTGTTTAAAGTCTCGTTAATCTCAGAAGCAATCATCTTCTGGTTTGTAAAGTAGTGTGGTTCATTCAAGAAAGTTCTTTCATATTCTACTTGTGAATATGAAACATAGTTTGTTGTAGAAGAATCTACAGGAACTACATTTGTAGTTTTCACAGAAACATCTAATGTTGTTCCTGTAAATGTAAGATAATGAATTTGTGGGTATAGTGTTTCAAATTTTCTATTATGACTTGCGTACACAGAAGTTCCGCCACCTAGAGAGTTTCCTGCAGCTTGAGATGGTGAAAGAATATTATAAGAGTCAATACCAGAATTAGTTACTTTAAATAGATTACTATTAATAATGGAAGCAGTAATACCTCCAGTTTCAACAGCAGTTCTATAGAAGACATATGACTTACCACTATCTTCAAAACCATGATCTCTATGATTTACTTTAATAACAGAGTTATTATTCTTGAATAGTACAGATGTACTAGCAGAATTGGAGCTTGCATTTGTTTCAATTGGATTTGCATCTAAGAGTTCATAACCAAGATTAGTATTCTTAAGAAGAAGTTCTGCGGGTCTTGTTGTATCAAACTCTGCTCTGTAAAGAGTAAACTTAAGATCTTCAAATATATCTTCTGTCCAACTCTCAGTATTTTGTGATCGGTAAACCGAACCTAAAGATGGTTGAGTTGTAATAACCGTACTTGTAGCAATGTCAGTTTCACCAAGTTTAGAAACCCAAAGCTCATAATCAGTAGAATCTGTTTCTATTACCAATGCATATTCAGTATCGTTCTGTAAATAAACAGGATAATCAAATGCGAAATGTGTAGGTGTTGTAGAGTTTGTTACCTCTCCTGCATCAACCGCTACACCCATTCTAACTGCTGGTGTATCTATTTCTATAAAGGTTTGTATTTCACACCCTCCAGCACCATTTCCGACGCCTTTGACAACAACTGATGGTGCTTCTGTATATCCGAATCCAGATAGTGATACTTCAGCATTATAAATTTGACCATTAGAAACTTCAATAGTTGCTGTCGCAGTAGATCCACCAGGTAATTGTGGACTTTCAATAGTAAGAATCGCACTGTCATAATTTTGACCAGTGTTAGTAATTTTCATCTTAGAGACTTTACCACTATCTTTTGCAATAGAAAGAACAAGATCAGTGTTATTTTTTGCGTTTGCTTCTGTGACAGATGAAATAATTAAATCTTCATTTTGTACAAAAGACTTACCATTATGGTTACTGAGAACAATAGTATATACTTGCTCGTTAGTTAGACTATATCTACCAGATGAAGTAGCTACTAATTCCACATTGTTCTTATCAAAAATTTTAAGAATAGGACCTGAGGCAGAAGAAGATGCACCTGTTACATTTTCTCCTTTAAGAACTGACACATTTCCACTAGCAAAACATCTAAGGAATGTATTTGGAGAAAGAGTTTTTTCAGAACCAGGAACAATATTTTTTGCTGGTTTTTCAGCATCAACATTAGTAATGTAAGATTTAACTGGAATGTTAGTGCTCTTCTTACTAAAGAAAAGATCAACTCCTGTTACAAAACAACCACCATCTAAATTCTCTATCTTAAATGTCTGTGCAAGAGGATTAGGTCTTATAGGATTATCAGTGTTGCTTTCAATTAACTGAATACCTTCATTAGATTTAAAGACAGATGGTTTTGTAGAAACAATACTAGAAGGATTTTCTGGAAGAATACCACTAGCGTAATACTTAACTTCTGTATAACTATCAACTTCCTCCTTAGGTGCATTAGTTGAACTAGAAGTAAATCTAAATGTTAATATACCAGAAGTAATTGATACTTCCTCAGCAGAAGTGTCATATGGTAAAGTATCTACATCTCCAGTCCAAGTTGCATTTTCAGCTGGTGGTAAACCTGCAGGAACTACAATCAATCCACTAGCATTACCATATTCGTCAGTGATAATCTCACCATTAAATGCAGATAAAGAATTACCAGCAATACCACTAAATCTTAAATCAGGATTAACCCAACGACCAATATTTCTTCCTTCTAAGAAAACATACATTTTTGTATTAGGTTTCATTCTCCTAATAACATATCTGACAGGAATACTTCTAGCAAAAAATGCTAGAGAAGTTGAAACTAAACTTTCACCAACACTCTTAGTTTGAACTCCTTTTCCTACTTCATTATTTTGAGGACTAATGTTAGAAGAACTTGCAACAGAAGCACTAGCAACAGAAGTTGTAGCTTCTTGTGTATTAACATTTCCTAGTGAATTTATAGTAGTAAATGAAGTTGATGTTCCAACCCAGTTAACAACAAAAGAATTAAAGAGACTTGAGAAACTTTCTTTTACATTTTCTTTTGCTAAAAATATATTGAATAGATCTGTATTTGTATCTACTACCAATGGTTCTTCAGTTTGATCATACCAATGATCAATAGAAGGAGATATTTCTGCATCACCAACATATTGAAGAACAACAAATGGATTTGGATTTAAAGTTTTAGATGCAAAATCATTACCAAGTAAATTTAAAGGAGAGAATGGTAGAGTTACCATGTGTCCAGATTTCTTATAACCAGAAACAGATCTTTGATCTTCTCTTACATTAACTTCTTCTAAATTTACAGAATCTTCTTTTGCTTGAGGACGTAGGACACTTTGCTGACTGTCCACTGAACATCTGTAATCAAGAGAAGAAAGATTACCAACTTTATGTGCTTCAAAATTATCTACAAAGAAACCAGACTTAAATCTGTCTAGACCAATCTCATCCTTAACTTGCATGTTAAGTGCTTGCTGTTCTAGTATGCTAAGTGTGGTGTAGTATTCTAGTCTTTCAATACGTTTCTCTAGTTTACCAATGTCACGCATTGTATAACGACGATTGTCTACAGGTGTGACTCTTACATCTTTAGTTGTCTTTGTAAATGCAGGAATATATGCATAGAACAATGGTACAGCATCCTCAATAGGATCAGGTTTTGATGGATTAAGAGAAGAGTTACCTTCCTTAACTATAAACTGACCTTTCTTATCTAAGAAGACACCATCAATACGATCTAGGTATTGTACTTGACTGAATGAGAATGTATATTCTAAATTCAAATCAGGAGCTGGTGTGCTTGATAGTACAGCACCAGAACCAGCAAAAGATCCATTAGTATTTTCAAGAGACGCAATATTAAGGAAACCAGGAATGATAGCACTACTATCTACCTTAGGTCTAAAGTCAATTACGTTTTTAAGTTCTAAGTTTCCATGAACGGAAGAATTAAAAGATGGAATTTCATCTTCTGGAACACCTGCCTCATGTAGATAACTGTCAATAGTAACAAAGTCACCTTGAGATTGTTCAAAATAATCAAATGCAATAAGTAGTTGACCAACTGCAGGTTCAAATCCTGGTTTTAAAACAATACGAGAAACATCATATAATGTATCTCTCTGACCGTTATCAAATGAATATCTACCAGTAACATCAGTTCCAGAAATTAAATTACCAGCAGAATCTACGTCAGGTGCTTGAGAAGAAGTTCCTTCGTAAACATATCTTAATTTAAACGCATCAGAATATGATAGAGTTTCTACAACTTCATTATCATAATCTTGTCCTCTAAATGGAACTATGCGATCACCAGCAGAAGCAATAACAACTCTCTTGTTTCTAACAGCGGTCTTAAGTCTTGGTTTTGCGTTAGTTACTTCTAGAGTTGCAGTAAGTTTTAGTTTAGGGAATGTTCCATTAGAAGGAATAGTTCCAAAGTAAGTTGATGGTAACTGTAAACTAATACTACCAGATGTAAGACCACTAGCAGTATCGGTAGCAGATGTAATTTCTACTGAATCATCTGAGACATAAAGAATATCACCTTTTACAATATCAGGTGCATCACCAGGATCTAGCACAGTAATAATAAAATTACTTTCACTAAATGCAGAAAATCTTTGTGTTCCAAATGGTAACTGAGCAGCAAATGTAATTGTACCACCACCAGAAGATGCAGTAGTTACAAAATCTCTACGGAAATAATACTTTATTTTAGTATCATCTCCACCAACAGAAATTTGTGATACTTGTTTACTACCAGTTGGAAATAATAATGTACCAGAGTTAGTATTGCTTACTTTTGGACGTAGACGTACAATACTTGTATTTGTAACATCGCCAGGTAAAACTGTATCTAGATAAACTCTAGATTTAGAAGCTCCTTCTTGTTTAGTTGCAAATTGTACAATGGCACGAACTAAATTATTACTATCATCAGAGAATTGTACAAGATCTCCTTGCTGTAGTAATACAGAAGCATCAGCACTAAAACTTGTTGACTCAATAAAGTTAGACCCTTGTGAACCAAAGAAAGTAAAACTCGTTACAGATTTGATTTCTGCATCTGATTGACTATCTACAACAACATCAGCAGAGAAAGTGTTGGAGTTTCCAGAACCATATTGACAACCAATAGACTTTACATTCTGCGGAGTATATGTTGTAACTGTGTTTCTGAATAGAACAGGTACAACAGCAGCTGCAGCACTAGGATTTGCAGCACCTTCAGGATTTTGTACAGTTACTGCAGGAGGTTGAGCATATTCAACATTTACTGCTCTTCTATTATTAATAATTGCATTGTAAATATTACCTGAGACATTCTTACCTATTGAAATTTTTGATTCATCAAATTCAAGACCATTTATTAATAGGGTACAACCATCAGCATATCCTAAACCTCTTTTCTGAACAATAAAATGTGATATTGTATTGTCTTTTGCAATCTTTACAGTATTACCATCTTCATCTCTAATTGTTTCACCAGATTGAAACTTACCAGATAAAGTTTTAAGAAATAAAATTCTTCCTGTACTATAAACACCAGCAGATGATCCTTCTACAACTCCATATGCATTACTATTGATACCAAATACATATTTACCTTCATCAAATGCATTAGCACCTGAAGGAATATTTTCTAAAATAATTTTAGTAAAAAACTGTGGATCAAAATAAGAATAACCAAATGTAGAATTATATGCAGGAGTTCCTGCTTCTAAACGACCTTTTGATATTACAATATCAGAATCTGAATTAAATCCAGATCCTCTACTCTTTAAGAAAAAGTTGCTTGGTTTTGTTTTACCAATAACAGGAGTGATAATGTCTGAATAATCTACGATAAATCCAAACTCATCGTTTGCTGCAGCAGCATCAGCTTCTGTTAAATAAATTCTTCTTTTGTTTTCACTATCAGATAAATCATATTCTAAACATAATAATTCTAATTCACTTTTATTACCAAAGACTGTTAGTTCTAAGAATTGAACAGATTCAGAAGGATTTATTAGTGGTTTGTTTGATGTTGCAAAAGATAGTGTTTTAAAAGAACTGATTGCAGTTGGTGTTCCTAAATCGCTTCTAGTTTTAACAAAGAACAACTCACCAAACTGAGTTTGGAATGTAGAATCTGTTACTGAACCAATTAAAGTTACAGTATTGGTTATCTGTAAGGTGATAGTTTTAATTCCATCATCAGTACTAAAAGTCTTACCTCTTCTATCAATAGTTTGTCTATGATCAGTTGATAGTTCTGTATTGTTTAAACCAATAGATCCATCATTAAATGAAGAATATAAAAATACATCAGGATATGCAGTTAACTCAGACCCTTCTTTGTTCAAAGGAACACTACCATAAACGTTAGTAACATTAAATGTTGGTAGACCTTTACTCTTAAGATTTACATTATCACTAGAAAGACTTTCTCTTGCTTTATTAATTTCTAGATACTTAGTTTCCTTATTGACAATTTCATATCCCTTGATATACGCTTTACCAGGACCAATACTGGCAACCATCTTTCTTGATGCCTCACCAGCAGTTTGTCCATTGTAAAGACCAAACTCATCAACACCATAGATTCCTTTATTGCCATCTTTCTGAGCATACTCTCTAATATCAACGGCAAAATTATCTACAACGTAATCACCACTCTCATCAAATGTTCTACGTGCTAAAGTTTGTTCTAATACACTAAAGTCTGTAGAGGAAATTTTACTTTGAATTTGACCTCTAGAAACACTCAGTAATTGAATAAAATTCTTATCAGTAATTGCACCAAGTGCAAATTCTTTTAACTCTAAAGTAATCTTTAATCTATGTGAGCCAGGTGCAGTATAGTTTGCAGACCCAATAGAATTGTCATATAAACTTGCATCTTCTTCTGGTGTTACAACATCTTCCTTAATTGTAAAACCTACTTTTGCAGATGGTTTATTGTAATATTCATCAATAACTAAAAGTTGCTCACTATTACGAACAAAATAACCATTAACAAAGTAAATACCTTCCTCTACTTTAACAGCAGAACCAAATCCCATTGCAGAACTTTCTAATGAAGTTACCTCACCTGTATCAGGATCTGTAATTTGAATACTAGTTGGTAAAACACTACCATCTGTTCCTACAACTAGTAAAGGAGTATTAACGCCATCAACTACCTCTAGAGTCTCACCTTGTCTAAAAGTAGACTCAGTATTAGAATTACCACTATTGATATAACTAACAAATAAAGTATCCGCAGAAGATTCGGTTGCTAATTTTGTAGTTAAAATAGTAGCTGTAACTCCAGAAGTAAGACCAACTAATTGTTGACCAACTAACTGAGAAATATCATACTTCTTATAAACAATATCGTCTCCTTCTGAAACAGCAACTTCAGAAACAGACGATAATTTTACGTAATCTAATTTTGTATTAAGACCTACCTCACCAGGAATAACAAGTTCTCCCTGCTTGAATGCATACTTTCCAAAACTCTCAATCTGGTTTTGAAGAATAGATTGTGCTTGCGTTAATTCCCTACTTTGAATAGAGTATCCAGGACGGAATAGAATTTTATAAAAATTCTTACTCGCGTCAAAGTCCTCATAATAAGGATTTACATTTAGGTTTGTCTTCTGAGGCATCTTACTTCGCCAAAATACTAAGATCTAGTCTTTAGTATTTAGCGTAGTTTCTAGAATTCAATGACTAACTTGATATCTTCAATCTGGTCAGGAGCACGAGTGATTAGTCTTCTGTTCTCAACATAGATGACATCACCAGAATTATTTTCAATTTCAGGTGCTGCTAAACCACTTGAGAAAGTAACACCTAACTGTGTAGAACCATAGGATGTATCAACAGTACCAGATGCAGTAGAAGTCTCACCAGTAACTGCATTAGAACCATTTGATGCGAAAGGTCTTACCACACCTTGATCAGTGTGTGCATCTGTAGTTTGGATGTACTTAAGAATACCAGCAGTTGTAGAACCACTATCAAGTGTCCATGATACAACTGTACCATATGCAGTACCACCAGAAACAGTTTGTTGAATTTTCTCATCAACAGAGTAATCAGCAGTAGCACCAGTAATCTTAACAGCTTTTAAACCAGATAATGTTTCAGCAGTAGAGAATGTTGTAGTACCCCAGTTAAATGGATCAGCAATAATACCAATTCTACGGAAGTCGTTATCTACAGGGAAGTCTCCAGAACCTTCAGCGTAAGTCAAACGAATGTTTGTCATAACACGCTTACCATTTAGTTCTGTCTCATGATCAGAACCATGTCCACCCTCAGGAGGTAGAATAACTTCAAGAGCACCTGTTGCACCACCAGGAGTTGCAATTGCACCTGTTGAAAGGTTAGAGTTCTCGTATAAGTTACCGTTAGTTAGAAGAACATTAGCGTAGGTGTAACCTGATCCACGTTGATCAATTTTTGCAGATGTGATAGTGCCAGAACCATTTGTTACAAATTCTACAACACCACCAGATCCATCACCTTTAATACCTGCATAAAGAGTTTTTGATGCAGGAAGACTTGATCCAGCATCTTCAATCACAACAACGTCAGCAGCACCATCAACAGCAGCTGCAACAACTCCTTGTCTAGAAGTGTTAGAAGGAAGAACGATTGGCATAAAGTCAGAAGAAAGGAACTTCAACACATCATCAGTTGAAATTGTGTACATATACTTCCAAATATACTTTGCACCAGTTGTCTCTGTGTAAAGACCAGTTGATGAGTTATAGTTACCACCTGCAGTAGTTGGTTCTTCAGTTGCACCCTGACCTGTTGTGTTAGAAGGATCTTCTCCGTTGTATAGACACTTAAATACTTCGTATTGAGAGTTCATTACATAGAACTTAGCATCAGCAATAGTATTTTGACCTGTTGCAGTCTGTTTACCAATCTGTCCACCACCACCAGGTGTAGCAGAGTAGTCAGGTTTCCACATATCATACTTAGGGTTAGCAACTAAATCCCAGTTGTAACGACGGATAACTGTTCTTGCAAAAGTATCAGTAATACGCTTGGCAGCAATTAGTTCGTCATAAAGATTTCTTTTTTCTCTCTGGTTATCAAGAGGAAGGGGAGGAACATCTTCAGTTGCATAACGATAAACACCTGACTTAGCAGTAGCACCTGTGTCGGATCCACCTGAACCACCAGTACGGCACTTAAGAGAAGAACCAAGAGGAGGAGCAGAGTTAACGCCAGCACTACCAAAAACGTCGGTCAATAATAAAGCACTGTCGTAAACTGCAGAAATTGTAGCACGAAAAGCAGTAGAACCATACGTTCCTACGTATACCTCATCGCCCACCGTAAATGATGTAGCGTTTTTTGAGTAAATTTCTAAGTATGCTTTCCACGGTTGTGGGCGACCCACGAAAAAATACATCCTAGTCTTATC